CCCGATTGATACATGCATGACGGCCCGGTTATTTGAAACGGCCGTTCGAATACTTTTGATTTACAATAGGGTTCACGGAATTCGATAGGGCATCATGTCGGTACATCACACCTCGAAAATCTGGAAGCTGACCTTGCCGCCGGTGGCGAAGCTGGTGTTGCTGAAATACGGCGATCCGGCCGACGACGATGAAAACCTGACCTGGCCGGGGATCGCCTCGGTCGCGCGGGAATGCGGCCTGTCGGAGCGCCATGTGCAACGCACGCTGCGCACGTTCGAAAGCGACCGGGTTTTGCTGCCGATCCGCAATATGACCGGCGGCCGTGGCGTCCGTCTGCCGGGCGGCGGGCAAAAAGGAAAAAAGGCGATCTATCGCCTCGATCTGGCACGGGCGCGGGAGCTTTACCGGCCCAACGGGGTCGGCTTCGGCGGGGCGGGCGTTGCGCCGGAAGGCGACTGCGAAAGCAAGGGTGACACAGTGTCACCCTTGGGCAAGGGTGACATTGGCGACAATTCCGGTCCTATCAATGGCTTGGAAGGCGACGGTTGCAAAAGCAAGGGTGACACAGAGTCACCCTTGACCAAGGGTGACTCTGGAGCCACCAAGGGTGACTCTGGAGCCACCAAGGGTGACATTGGCGACATCGCCTCTATAGATGAACTATCCCTTGAACCATCCCTAGAAAAGACGCGCGCGCGCGACGCCTCTGCCATGGACGACGGCGACGCGCCCGCGCAAGCAAGCCAGCAAGCGCCGCCCCAGCGAGAATCGGCGCCGATGGCGAACGCCGTTTGGCGGGATAACGTGGCGGTCTTGCGCCAGGTCATCGGCGATGGGCCGTGGCGATCGTGGCTGGTCTATGCGATCCCCGAGTCCGACGATGGCGAAACCCTGACCCTGGCGGCGCCGACCAAGTTCATCGCGACGTACATCAAGGACAATTTCGGCGAGACGATCGAGGGGGTAATCGACCGGCGGTTAGTGGTGGAACACCGGGTGTGGTGCGGGCAGGCCATGGACGCGCACCGGGCCAAGGAGGCAGCCGAAGCGGAAGCGGCCAAGGGCGCGCCCGAATGACCAAGCGGCGCCCCAAGCGGGCAAAGGCGGGACGGGCCAAATCAGGACGGGCCGGCAAGATGCGACACGATGGCCCCCCGCTCGATGGCCCCCCGCTCGATGGCCCCCCGCTCGATGGCCTGGGGCCGACACCCGAGCAATGGCGCCAAGGGCCGATGGACCAAACGATGAGCTATATGGGCGGCGAGTTGCGCCGGGTCATGCGGACCCGCGATACCCTGGCCAGTTGGGCGATCAGGCGCGATATCTCGAAAGAAATGCTGTGCGCCGGCCGTTGGTTTTCCCGGACGTTTCAACGGGCGGAGCTTAACGGGATACATGCACTCGATCTGTTGCGCCCACCCGGCGGTGCCGCTGGACTGTCAAACGAGGAAGCCAGGGCCATCATCCGCGAGGTTCACGCCGCACTGGGCGGCACCGGCGCGCCCATGGCCGATGGGGTCTGGCATGTGATCGGCAACCAGATCACGGTCGCCGATTGGGCGCGCCGCACCCGCTTTGGCTCCGGCAGGCCATTGTCATCCGACGTCGCCAAGGGATTCGTGATCGCGGGGCTGAGCATATTGGCCGCCCTTTATCGAAAGTACGAATAAGCAAACGCGATCAACGGTTAATCGGAAAAGCGTTGACATAAGCCCGGCGTAAAGTGCACAAAATGAGGTGGTTGTAGAGTTCCGCCTGGCGCCCGAAACGGTGTCGGGCGTTCTTATTTGTGGCTGTGCGTCACGGTCGGCAGAGGGGCGCGCCATGATCCAGCGCGCGCGGTCACCCGAAGTCCCGGCGCGGCGCACCCCAGCCCTTGATCGCCTATCGATCCGCTCGCTGGATGTTGATGCGCCGCGCCGCCGGCGCGCGGGTCCTTCTGGCGATCTGAAAAATGGTAAGCGGTCGGCAAGCGCTTTTCTCGCGTGTTGCCCGGTATTTTTTGAAGTGCTGCGGTTGTGGTTCCGGTTGTTGTTTGAAATTGGTTTTCGGGTGCCGCATGGCGAAAAAGAAAATCGAGACAGGTGAGGCTATCCAGGCCGAAACGGTTGTCGACGATCGTTATCGCGCGAACCTCGGTCAATTGTCGGATGTGACGGGCTACTCGCAGACGACTTTGAAAAATTGGATTCGCCAACACATCGATTTCCCGATCGCGAATCGCGGCGCCAGCGGTGTCGCATATGTGTTCGACGTGCGCGCGGTCAAGGATTGGATCGACCGGCACCAAGCCGAGGCCGACGCGGCGGCGGCGGCGGAAGGCGAACGGATCGCGCAATTGCGGCTCGATTTATTCGGTGGCCAGGATTTAGGCGAAGACCCGGCAACGCGGAATCTTTCACCGAAAGAGGAAGGCGAGTTGTTGCAGGCCCGCTTGCGGGCCTTGCAGCTTGCGCGCGAGAACGGAAAGGTTCTGTTGCGCGATGACGTTGAACGCTGCATCGGCGATGCGTTCGCCGGCATTCGAGCCGAGTTGCAGACATTGGGCGACGTTTTGAGTCGCGAGTTATCCATGAAGCGTGAAGAACGCGCGAAGGTCGACGCGGAAATCGCGGCGGTGTTGAACCGGCTTGCGGATCGGCTTGGCGATGTTGGTTTCTATGAGTCGGATACGAGCCGCGCCGCATGACCTACGTGATCGAGGCGATCCCGCCGATCGCGCCGGCGGGCGTGATCGTCGCCGGCCTGGCGCGGGAAAACCTGACGCCTCTTGAAAAGCTGACCGTCGCAGAGGCCGCCGAGAAATACCGGATACTCGACAACAAGGGCGGCGGCTATTGCGGACCCTGGCGGTTCGATCTGGCGCCGTACCTGTACCGGCCGCATTCGTGCCTGACGGACGATCTGTACCGTATCGTTGTGATCATGGGGCCGGCCCAATCGGGAAAGTCGGAAGTCGCGAATAATTGGTTGCTGCATTCGGCGATCACAAGTCCGGCCTCGATGATCTGGTTGCAGGCCGATCGGGCGATCATGGGGGATTATGTCCGGGAAAAGATCGATCCGATGATCGAGCTTTCGCCGGAGTTGCGTAGCCGGCTATTGACCGATGTTGGAAGCGACAACGTGTATCGAAAGGCGTTTCGCGGGCGGATGATTGTGAATTTCATTTGGCCCGTCGGATCGCAGTTGCGCATGCGTTCGTCGCCGCGTTTTGTCATCGATGACTATGACGACGTGCCCGACGATATCGGCGGCCAGGGCGATGCGTTGACATTGCTGGGCGGACGCCAAACGACATTTGAGGGCCGTGAAAAGGGATTTGTCACGTCATCGCCGTCGCTCGGTAAAAATGATGGAATCGAGGCACTGACGGCGCGCGGCACCGACGAACGGTTGCACGTTGCATGTGTCGAGTGCGGCGAGCGTTTCATACTCGACTCCGACCAATTGACATACGAAAAAACAGATACGCCGATGGCGGCGGAGCGGAGCGCGATGGTCGTCTGCCCGGTGAACGGTTGTCTTATCGAACCGCGCCGGAAAGCGGAATTGGTCCGCACCGGAGTATGGGCCGGCCCGCAACAGATGGTCATGCCGGACGGCAGGATCGAGGGTGACGCCAAAGAAACGGATATCGCGAGTTTTCGGATCGATGGCCTGTTTGGATTTGCGAGCTGGGCGCGGCTTGCCGGGTTAAAGCGCGCGGCTGAATTGACATTCGAACAAACACAAGACGAAGGCGAATTGCGCGGAATCGTCAACACGAGATTCGGTAAAAATTACGTCTCGCAAATCGCCGGGTTGGTGCCGATCGAGGCCGACAGTTTGACCGCGCGCGTCGATGGAAGCGAGTACGAGATTGGCACGGTGCCCGATTGGGTGAAGTGCTTGACGGCGGCGGTTGACGTGCAGGGCAATCGATTCGAGGTGTTGGTGGTCGGTTGGGGCGAAGGTTGGCGAACCGCGCGGATCGATCGTTTCCCGATCCTGGCGATCGATGACGGCGAAACGAAAATCGATCCGTCGGGCCGGCCGGAGCATTGGGGCGT